TTCGCGGCGATCTCGTTCGCCGTCACCGCATCAGCCGCGATCTTCCCGGCGACGACTGCACCGGCCGCAATCTTCGCGGCCGTGACCGCGTTGGCCACGATCTCGTTCGCGCCGACCGCATCCGCAGCAATCTTCCCCGCCACGACCGCGCCCGCCACCAGCTTCGGCGTGGTGATCGCGTTGTCCGAGATCTCGGTCCCGGTGATGGTCCCCGGCAGGATCTCCTCCGGTCGCGGCGAGAAGCCGGACGGGAGCTCGCCCTGCTCAACCTGCGGCGCGCAGATGTCGATGGACGCGCCCGAGAATAGAAAATTGAAACCGTTCCCGCCCGGCTCAAAAGAGATGTAAAGCGAGCCGACCGGCGTGTGGCTGTTATCGGCCGGCTGCACGCGCCAGGAGTAACGCTGCCAGACGCCATTGACGAGCGGGGGGTTGGCGAGCTGAGTTGCCGCGTTCCACCCCATGTTCGAGTAGAGGCCCTGCATGGTCCGGCCAACCGCGCCGGCGCCGTTTGAGCGCGCCCAAAACGAAATCACATAGGTTAGACCGGGCGTCCACGAATCCACGCCGGCGCCCGGTACGCCGATATTGTTCGCGGTGTAGAGGCCGAAAGTGTTTCCGACGGTTTCGTTCGCGGTCAGGCGGAAGAAGTTGCCGCCGAACAATCCGCCGGAATTGATGCTCGGCGTAACCGAATGAGCGCCGTTGTTGTAGAGGCCCCACCCAGTCGGATAGCCGCCCGCGTGCGCGCGGAAGGCCGCGTTTCCGAGAAGGTTCCCGCCGCCGACGCCGACATTTAACTGCGACGCGACGACTTGACCGGTGACTTTCGCCGCCGCGATGTCCGCGATCTGCGCGTTGGTCAGCTGGCCCGTCACCTTGGCCGCACCGATAGCGGCGAGCTGCGAGTCGGCGAGCTGGCCGGTCACTTTCGCCGCCGCGAGGTCGGCGATCTGCGCGTTTGTCAGCTGCCCCGTAACCTTGCCCGCGCCGACGCCCGCGATCTGCGAATCCGCGATCTGCCCGGAAATGTCCGCCGCCGGAATCGCGGCCGTCCACGCCGCGCCGGTGTAGCGATAGAGCTTATCGTCGGTGGTGAGGTACACCATCCGACCCTCGAAGAGATTCGTGCTCGGGAGCGCGGCGACGATCTCGTAGCCGGTTTTATTCTTGGCGAGCGTGAAGGTCGCCTGATAGGTCACGCCGCCGTAGACCGCCGAGAGCGTAAGCGTGCCGGTGTCGCCGGTCATCGCGGTAACGCGGTAGTAGCCCTTCGGCTGACCGTTGACCGGCGTGTTCGTCGCGGTGTTCACCGTGCCGGTGACGCCCGAGCCCTGCACCGCCGAGAGCGTCGCCGACGCCGTGACGTCGGTCGCGCCGTCGCGCACCGTGACCGTGCCGACCGCATCCGCGAACGACGGGACCGTCCCCTCGGCGAAGGCGAACAGCTGCACCGCGTCGCGCGAGAGCGAGATCGAGACGGCATTCGTCCCGTTGCTGCCGTTCGAGCCATTGGTCCCGTTCGTCCCGTTCACGCCCGCGCGCGCCTTGGTGACGCTGAAAACCTTGTCGACGGTCACGCCGCCGTAGCTCGCGCGGAAGGTCGCCGTGCCGACGTCCGCCGTCATCGCGGTCGCCGAGTAGGCGCCCGTCGTCGCGTTGATCGTGGCGGTTAGCGCGCTCGAGCCGACAAGCGCGAACGTCGCGGACGTCGTGACGTCGACCGCGCCCGCGAGCACCTTGAAGGAGCCCGACGCGCCAGCGAAGGATGCGACCGTGCCGGCCGAGTCAGCCGCGACGGCCACGGCCTCGTTCGTGAGGTACCCGGTAACCGTCGGCGGACGCGCCGCCGCAGTCGCCGCGCTCGTGGTCGTGGCCGGATGCCAGGCGGAGACCGCGCGATCGCGGCGCGACCTGGCCCAATAGAACCGCGCGGAAGTGTCGCCGGTGACGTGCTTAAAGTCGGACGCGCGGCCGTCGAAAACCTTAACCGCCGCCGCGCGATCGTTCGACGTGGACGCGTGGAGCTCGACTGCATCATAAGAAGCCGGATCAGCCGGCAGCGTCCAAGAGACGAGCACGAAGCCGTCCTGGGCGACCGCCGTCAGACCCGAGGGCGCAGGCGGGGCGGCCACCGGGTCGGCCGTTGCCGTCTCCGGAGCCGGGATGAACTGGATGCGCTGGGCGGAGCCGGCCAGCGAGCGGCCGGAGATGACCGCCGGGTCGGGGTAGCCCGCCCACGGGTCCTCGTTGTCCGAGTAGCGGTGGTACGGCTCGTTGTCGAGGAAGGTGAGCTTGCCCGACACCTGCGCCGGCTGCGGCACCGTGCCGGTGTTGGCGATGAAGCGGTTCGTCAGATCCGGCGCAGAGACGGCCGAGCCGTCGAGGAGGAGGAGGATCGAGCCCGGGCCGCCAGCGCCACCCGCGCCCGGGTAGTACATGTTCGGAAGCGGGCCGTGCAGAGACGGAGCGGTCGGGCTGTTGCCGGACAGGTTGATAGTCGCCGATGCGCCGGTCGAGAAGCCGCGCGAGATCGTGCAGAGACCCGCACCACCCGCCGCCCCCGCCCCGCCCGCCGCGCGGAAGGTCGCCTTGCCGCCGCTCGTGATCTTGCCGCCCGGGCCGCCGCCGGTGCCGCGCAGGTCGGTCGGCAGGCCGGTCAGGGTGTTGCCCGAGACCGTGACCTCGAGGTAGGGGAACGCGGCGTGCTTGCCCTGCGTCACGGGCACCGGGACGGTCTGGAGCCGCGCGTTGCCGTTGGCGTAGTCCTGCGCGGCGTCGATGCCGTCAAGGCCGCGGGAGTTGCCGACCCAGCCCGGATTACCGGTGAGCTGCACGGTCGGGCTGGTGTTGTCAGCCACGCCCGCCAGACCGCCGCCGACGCCGTTGATGGTGCCGTTGACGGTCAGGTAGCCGCGCACCCGCAGCTGCACGTTGCCACTGATGTTTAGGGTGCAACCTTGCGGGATCGTCAGGTCGCCGTCGTGGTACCAGATGGACCCCGAGGCGGTGAGGCTGGAGCCGCCTGTGAGCGTGTATGAGCCAGTCGCCATCACGCCCGCGGTGATGGTCGCCACCGTCGAGAGCGCGGTTCCTGTGGCCGTGTAGAACGCGTTCGGGAGCGCCGTCGTGGCCGTAGTCGGCGATAGCGCCGAAGCCGGGGACGTTGAGCCGAAGAGCTCGAGCTGCACCGCGCCGGTCTTGTGGTTCACCGATAGGTTTTGGATCTCGAACGCGCGGTCGATGGACGCGCCCGCCCCGGAGTAGTCTCGGACGGAGGCGTAGCGCACGCGCACCACGTCGCCCACCTCAAGGCGGTTGAGCGAGTGCAGCGCCGTGACGGAGAGCCGCTCGGGAGGCGCAGCGTAGCGATCGCGCAGGGCGTCGACGAGCTGGTAGAGGAGAGAGTCGGTGGCCCGGCCGCCGTACAAGCCCTTGAACTTGAGATCGAGCGGGTCGGCCTTGCCGTGCGCCGCGGCCGAGCTCGCGTCGATGAGTGCCGTCGTCCGCGTGTAGTCCGAGCCGTTCCAGTTCCAGAAGATCCGGAACACGTTGTGCAGCTCGCCCATGTCATGCACAAGCTCGCCGACCTGCACGCTGTTTGACTCGTCGAGGGTGGCGACCGTGGCCGCATCCGAGAGCACGCGCGCGGCTCGGCGCAGGCCCCACGCGCCGTCGGCGTACACCGGCATGAAGACGCCCAGCAGGCGACAAATCTCCTCCTCGAGGAACTTCTTGCCGTCGGTTTTCTTGAGCCCCTCGAACCGGATCACTACGCCCGCGTTGGCGCCGTCCCAAAGATCTCCACCAATGCCGATGAAGTCCGAGGTGCGGATGAGCGAAGTGTCGATTCCGAGATGCCAGGCCGCCGGGAGCGTTGCGGCGTCGCCGTAGAGCTGCCCCGTGAGGATGGCGTAGGCGATCTTGACCGCGGGCAGCTCGAGGTAGACGTGCTCGGTGACCTTCTCGCGGCGCGTTGCCGGGGTGGCAGCGTCCACGTCGTAGGCGGCCGCGATGGTGCCGAGGACGCCACGGGCGCAGCCGGTGAAGGTGGTCGCGGTCTTACCCGTGTAACGAATGACCTCGTCCCGGATCTTGATGTAGCCGACGGTCGCGTTGGCCGCGTCGGTGTAGGTCGGCCCGTGGAACACGGTCGTGAAGCCGGCCGTCGAGCTGACCGTCACCGTGGTGTCGGTTGCCGAAAGGGACTGAGCGAGAGTCGTCTCGGCGAGTTCGAAGATGTCCTTCTTCGCCGACCGCTGGATGTCCGCGCAGGAGATCTGATAGCGGCCCTTGTCGAAGGTCGCCTCGGTGACGCGCTGGGTGCCCACCCGCACGAAGTCGGCGAAGGCGAGCCCAGCGTAGCCCAAGAAGAACTCGACCTGCTTGTCGCGCAGGCCAGCCGCGGCGCCGAGCCGCGAGCGGATCTCGTCGGTGAGCGTGCCCGCAAGGTCGGCCACTTGGAACGAGGCCGAGCCGATCTCCGAGCGCCCCTCGATGGGGTTGAGGCGCTGCGAGACGATGCTCGGCTCGATGAGCGCGCCGTCGATGACGGCACCCGAGAGGCCCGTGATGCCGGTGTGGCTCGTGATGAGGATGGGCGTCGAGAAGTTGATGCGAACGACGAAGCGCGGCTCCTTGACGGAGGCGCTGTTCAGCTCGTTGAAGGCGGCCGGGTCGGTGCGCATCAGACTTCCTCGAGGTCGAAGGAAACGCGCATCGCGTCGTCATTCGGCGTGGCGCCGGTGCCGTCCAAGCGCTCGAAGTTGTAGTTGGCGGTCACGCGCCGCGCGGTGTGCGTCGTGCCCATCGCGGCGACCGAGCCGTAGGGCGAGAAGGTGAACGACTCGCCGGCCTCGACCGAATGCAAAAACTCCGCGAGCGCGGCCCGCTCGGTCGAGTTCAAGACGAGCGCGATCGCCGCCCAGGTGCTCTTCCCGAAGTAGTACAGCGTCTCGGTCTTGTCGCTGAGCGAGCGCTGCGTCTCCGAGCCGACCTTGCGGCCGACACCGAGACCGCCCTCGACCAGGCGAAGGTCGAGCGAATACTGCGACCCGCCCGTATGCCCGGCGATGAGGCTGCGCTTCGCGGTGAAAGTGACTGCGGGCACGTCAGGCTCCCGTGATGAGACCAGCCTGTCGGCTGTTCCCGTTGATGAACACGACGTCGCGGTTGTTGATCGCGTCCTTGAGCTGGTCGACCAGCCAGTCGGCGGTTTCTCGCGAGGAGAACACGCTGCCCTGGATCACGACCTGCGCGATGCGCGGGGCCTGCTCCGCCTGCTGGGCGTTGCCGGCGGTCTGCGGGAGCGAAGGGGTCGAGCCGGTGGAGCCGCCAGAGAGACCCGAAGTCGTCGCGCTGCCGGACCCGCCGGGCGCCGTCGACTTGATCTTGGCGATCTGGATCGCGCCCGCGAGCGCGACCTTCGCGGCGGCGCCAAGGTTGGCGGGGAACGGCAGCGAGCGCAGCGCCTTCGTGACGCCCTCGGCGGTGTTGACCACCGCGTTCGCGACCGCGAAGGCCTGCTGCACCTTGAACAGCTTCGTGTTCTCGCCAGCCAGAGCGGTAAACAGGCCGCCAGCGAGGTCGATGATTGACTGGTTCTTGATGGTCTCGAAGTCGAGCTGCTGCAGGCCGAAAGCCTGAGCGATGTTCGCGCGGAAATACTCGAAGTCCGTGGCGGACTGGATGCGCTGCGCTGCGCTGGTGGAGTCGATGTTCGCCAGCACCGAGGCATGGTCGAACGACAGCATCTGAAGGCTTGAGAGGTGCAGCGCGGTCAGGTCGTACTCGCGCTTGAAGTCGGCGTCGCGCTTGGCCGCGTCGCGCTCGCGGATCTCAGCCGGGGTCAGCGCACGCTCGCCAGGCTTGCCGCCGCCGCCGCCGAGGTTCGGCACCTGCGGCTGCGGGATGTCCATCGGCACGTCGATGATGCCGCCGACCGCGCCCGCCGCGCTCGCCTTCATGGCGTCGATGTCTGCACGCACCGAGCGCATCGCCTGCTCGAGGCCGCGACGGCCGAGCACCACGCCCTGGCCTTCGACATAGCCGAAGTTGAAGAAAATCGGGATGGAGTTGCGCGCCTCCTGCAGGATCTCGAGCCGGCGCTGCAGCTGCTCGAGCTCGCCGCCGCCGCCGGTCAGGATGCGCAGCGACTTGATCCACTCATTCGTCTCGCGCAGGAGCGGGACGAGGATGGCGGACGCCAGAGCCGTGAGCTCGATGGCGGTGTTCTTCGCGCCCGTCTTGAGCACGTCGAGCTGATCGCCCAGCGTGTCGACGTTGGCGATCGCCTTGTCCGAAACCGGCCCGCCAATGGCGGAGAGCTGCGCGGCCATCGCTTCGCCGTTGGTCCCGATCGCGAGCAGCGTCGGGATGAGCTCGGCGCCGGAACGGCCGAACAGATTCATCGCGGCCGTCGTGCGCTCAGCCGGGTCTTGAATCGACGCGATCTTCTGCGCGATCGCCTCGAACTGCTTGTCCGGCGAAAGCGTCAGGATCTGCTTTGCGGACAGGCCAAGCCGATCGAGCGCCGCCACCGCCTCCTTGCCGCCCTCCTCCGCGCCGACGAGCGCCTTCTGCATGCGCGCCACCGCGCCGGAAACCCCCTCGAGGGAGCCGCCCGACAGGGTCGCCGCGAACTGCAGGCGCTGCAGCGCGTCGATGGAGAGGCCGGTCTTTGCCGCCGTGTCGTTCAGCGCGCCCGCGGCCTGCATCGCCTGAGTGACAACCGCAGCCAGCGAGAACGTGGCGACGATGCCGCCCAAGTTCTTGAAGGCGCCGGACAGCGCCGAGACACCGCTGTCGGTTTTCTTCAGTTCGCCCTTGACGCGGTCGAGCTCGGACCGCATCTGCGCCGAGTCCGCCGCCATCCTGACGACCAGTGTGCCGATATCAGCCATGAGGTTTTCCCACCATCGCAGCGACCACTCGCCGGACGTCATCAATGGATTGAGATGCTGCTGGCTCCGCCTTGCGCGCCGGGACGAAGTCCTCGACCCGCCACGCCTTGCCGCCGCGCTTTGGGCCCGCAGCGTTCGCCACGGTCGAGCAGGTCATACCCATCCGCCAGTTCTCCGTATCGAAGCCGAACGGCTCCAATCCGTAGAACGCCTGCCAGTAGGTAAACTCTAAAGAGCTCATCCGCTCCTGAAGCTCACCCACCGTCGCCCCGAGCTGCGCGGCGAGCCGGAACCAGAGCAGCAGCTCCGACTCGCCGGTCAATTTCCCGTTGCGATCTCCGCAGCTGCGCCCGTCAGGCCGGACGCCTCGATCACGGCTCGCGCGATCTCCGAGACCGCACCGCCATCGAGCACCGCCAGCGAGGCTTCGTCATCGAACAGCCGCACGCCGTCGGCGTCGCAGAGTCCGAGGAACGCAACCTTGTAGTCACTGAGCGGCTCGCCGCCGCCCTGCGCCTCGGCCGACCACTTCATGAGCTGCACCCGCTCGGCGCCAGTCAGGCCGCGAACGAACAGCTCGACGCCAGCGACGACCAACGGACGGACCGTCGCCTTCGCTAGCGTCGCGCTGACCTGCGCCCGCAGCAGATCCCGATCGACTGCCGCCATTACGGGGTCACCACCGGCAGCGCGGTCAGCTCGAGCGTCGCGTTCACGACGATCTCGCCACCCTCAGCCGTCAGCGCGTCGACCTCGAACTTCGTGAAGAAGCCGCGGACCTGCACTTGGTACGCGCCCGGGTCGGGAAGCGTGATCCGGTAGTTGTGCTGCGAGCCGGCGATCAATCGCGTCCGGATCGCCTCGTGCGCGGTGTCGGCCGGGTCGAACAGGAGCTTCATCTCCACGTTCTGCGTCTCGTGCGGGCCAAGCATGCGCTGCGGGTACAGATCGCCCAGCACGCGAGAGTCGACCACGGACCGGCTGTAACCGGACCACTTGACCTCCTGCACCTGCGCGACCGTCGCGAACACTTCCGTCGGGGTCGCGCCGTCACCGGCGGAGAACACGACGCCTGAACTGATGTATCCGGGCATTTTCCTATCTCCAAAAAAAAGGCCACCCGAAAGCGGCCGTGGTTACTACGCGCCCAAGTCGGGCGATCAACGAAACACGAAGTCGAAGTCCTGCTGGACGATGCGCAGCGTCCGATCGCCCTGCGCCTCGGCCTGCTCCTGCTGCTGCACCAGCGTCGCGCGCAGCACGGTCACGCCGGACACCGCACCTGACCAGCCATCGAGGCCGGTCACGATCGCGGCGGCCACCGGGGCCACCTGCGCCATCGTGTCGCCGACAGTCTCGATCCGGAGCGTCGCCCGCTGCAGCATCGGAACATTCCCGAGCACGCGCGCGAACCCAGCACCCGCAGTGCGCGAGACGGCGACCGCCGGCAGCTGCGGCTCCTGCACGATGACCTCGCGGTAGACCCGCTGGCCGGCGCCCGTCGCCAGCGCCTTTACGCGCGCGATGATTGCGTTCTCGATGCTCATGGGTCGACGAGCCCCTCGGTAGCGGACGAACGCTGCGCAGACCGGCGGGCGATGCGATCAAGCGCCTGCCCGAGAATCCGCCGAAACTCAGCCGGGATAGCCGCCCGCGTCGCGTCCCAGGCAGGCTGCAGGAACGGCCGCCCAGGCACCCTGCGAGCAGCACGGCCGCGCGCAGTGAAGCCGAACTCGACCAGGTGACCGTAGAAGATCCCCCGGCGGCGGCGGCTGTAAAACACGTTATGCACGGCGAGCCCGCGGCGATCCTTCTTCTTCGGACCTACCTGCACGGCGACCGTCTGGTTCGCCCGCGGCGTCACGGTCACGATCTTGATGGCCTCAGCCAGTGCACCCGAGCGCGACCCGCTCCGGGCGTTGGCGACCGCCTGCTTGCGGAACTGCAGCAGCGAACGCCGCGTCGTGCGCGTGAGCAGCTTTTTCCCGGCCACCGCGTCGAGCTCGAGCAAGCGGGCCTCGAGCTCGCGCAAGCCCTCGACCTTGATGTCCGAGACGATGGCCATCAGACGAACCGCTCCTGCGTGAGCAGCTGCAGCTCGATGTTCTCGGCGTCCTGGTCGACGATCTGCTTGATGTCAAACAGGCGCGACCCGTAGCGGATGCGGTCCTTCGGCGTCAGCGTCACGCCCGGGATGCCGCGCAGAACGATCCGCGTCGAGACATCCGCCTGAATGTGCGAGGCCGACAGGTACTCGCGGCCCGACAGCGGCTCGACGCCCGCCCACACGGTCGCAAGCGTCGTCCAGGTCTGCACCTGATCGCCATAGGCGTCGGTCCCGTCAGTCGCCCGCTCGACGACTACCCGGTGACGGAGTCGGCCAGCGCGCATCAGGCGAAGCACCGATACGGGGCGATGAGCGCCTTGACCGTCATCGGCAGCTCGTTGACGGTCGTCCCGGTGACGACGAGCTCGCGGTGCTCGTAGTAGTGCGCGACGAGGATGCGCAGCGCCTGCATGACCGGCTGCGGCACAAGCTCAGGGCCACCGTAACCGGCGACGAACTCAACCTGCACCGCGCCGAGCTTCTGGCCCGGGGTCGGCCAGGCGAAGCCGTTGCGCGGCGCGATGCGCGGGACGATGCCGGTGAGATCCGTCTCCCACTCGCCGGCCGGCCACTCGATGAGCGACCCGGCCTCGTTGAAGTACCGGACAGCCGTCACCGACTGGACCGGGTGAGCAGGCAGGGCCATCGCCTTACCTGCGGGGAATGCGTCGAGCGTGCCGCGCAGCGTCTGCGTGCAGAGCGCGAGGCCCGTCTCCTGCTCGATGTGCTGGCGAGCGGCCAGGATGAGACCGGCGATCACGCCGTCCTCTTCGAAGTGATCCACGCGCATGTGCGCGCGAGCCTCCGCGAGCGAAAGCGGCTCGGCGGTCGGCGGGGTCAATACTGAAATCTTCACCGGCGGGCACGACGCCGCGCAGGAGCGGACGCCGCCTCCGGGGCGGACTCAGCCTCGGGCGTCTCAGCGGGCGCCGCAGCAGGGGCCGCGGACGCGTTCTGGGTGACGTACTCCGCCACGCGCGCATCCTCGACCAGGTGCCGAGCCAGATCGTCGCCGCAGCGCAGCAGATCCCCCGGCGAGAAGCTGCCGAAAGCGCTATTGCTGCCAGAGGTCTTGAACTTCACGAGCATGGTGTTCTCCAAAAAGGATAGGGGCGGAGGCCGAAGCCCCCGCCCCATCCAGCCGGCTTACGCCGGAACCGACCGATTAGGCCGGGGTCAGGTCACCGGCACGGATCGCGGCCGGGATCTCGGTGGCGAGTGCCAGGCGGCGCTCGGCACGGACGGTCACGAGGTTCTTCGTGAAGTTGTCCGAATCCGAATCGCTCAGCTCGACGATCACGCCCTCGCGGTTGTAGATCATCGAGGCCTGCGCGAACGCACCTACCGCGACGTTGTCGGCGGTCATGCCGACGCTTGCGACCACGGGCAGACCGAACAGGGTCGGACGGCCGACGGCATCCACGGACACGCGGGCGGTGTTGCCCGAGCCTTCCGTCATCAGATCCGTCTCGATGATCGCCCAGTCCACCGGGTTCAGAACGATGCCGTCCGGCGCGTAACCGGCGTTCTGCAGGTCGCCGATGATCCGACGGATCAGGACGAGCTTCTTCAACACCGTGCCGAGCACGGCGTTGGCGTAGCCGTGCGCCGTGAAGTTGCCGGTGTTGAGGAACCCGCTGATGTTCGGCGCCGTGCCGTTGCCGGAGACGAGCTGCGTCTCCACGCGACGGTTCACGCCGTAGGTCATGCGGGCGTTCACGTACGCGGCGAGCGCGACGTTGTCCATCGCCAGCTGGCGGCTGATCTTGATCCAGTGAGCGACGGTGCTCACGGGCATGTTGACCAGCGACCAGGTCAGCGCGGACTCAGCCTTCGCCGCACCCTCAGCAGCTTCAGCGGCGGAGTTCGTGAAGGAGGCTTCCTTCGTGAACTCGATCGCGTTGCTCGAGGTGGCGGTCGAGGGCAGGAGCGACTCGAGGGTCAGGACCGGAGCAGCGCCCGGGACGATGCCCGGCTTGCGATCCGGCGCGACGTTGGCGTCGGCACCCGTCAGGGTGTTCTTGACCTCGATGCGCGCCTTGCCGGTCTGGCCGGAGGCGAACGACTGGTACTTGTCGCTCTTGACGAGCTGACCGCCCCAGGTGTTGTCCGGCGCGGTCGTCTCGCCGCGACCCGAGCCCTTCTGCTCGAGCACGACCAGCCGGTCGGCCATCTCACGCTGCTGGACGCCGAGCGCGTCGATAGCAGTCTTGGTCTCGGTCGACACGCGGCCGGCCTCCTTGACCTCGCGGTCCGCCTTCTCGGCGAAGGCGGCGAGGTTGCGCTCGATGGTCTCGAGCGACTTGATGACGATGTCCGTCATGATGATTCTCCTAAATTAAAAATAGTGGAACGATGCGCGGATCAAGCGATGGAACGCGCGAGACGCTGCAGGCGCTCGGACAATTCCTGCTTGAACTTCGCCTCGCTATCCGCCTCGGGGTCCCCCGCGAAACAGATAGTCTTGGCACGAGCGACGAGCGCGGTCGCCGCCCCTTTGCTGAAGCCGCCTGCGTCCCGCAGGAAGCGCTCAAATTCTCGGATGGTCTCGATCTCAGCGATCGCCGCGTCGAGCTCGGCCGCCTTGACCGAGGTCAGGTCGACGCGCGCGGCTGCATCAGCTGGGAACACGACCGGCGAAACCTCGACCAGGCTCGACCAGGTGCGGATCACGCGGCCCTCGTCGGTCTCGTCGTAGTCGCCCTTCTTGAGGTAGCCGCCGATCGACAGGCCGTCGATCGTGCCGTGAAGCATGCCGGCGCGAACATCGGAGGCGAGGCCGAGGTTCGGGGTGAGCTCGCCTTTGACGAAGAGACCGTGGTCGTCCTCCTTCGCGGCCAGCCACTTCCCGATCGGCATCGACCAATCGTGGTTGTAGAACATCTTCGGGCTGGCGTTGGCCTGCAGCGTCGCCGCGAATGCACCCCGCACGATCGTGTCGCCGTACGAGTCGACACCGCCGAACACGGAGGCGTAGCCCTCGAAGGTGCCGGCGTCGCCGTCCATCTTCAGTTGAACGTCAGAAAGGCTCAGGGTTTTGCGGACAAGCATGGTCGTATCCTCAGAGGTCGTCCGGCGCGGAACCCGCGGCCGGGGTTGAAATCAGCCCAAGTCGATTCACCGGGGCGAGGTTCACTTGAGCGGTGAACAGCTCGCCGCCGTCGTAGGGCTCGGCGTTCTCAAGCTGTCGACACTCGTTCCGGTTGTAGATGCCGTTCTGCACCGCCGAGCCGTAGATCTCCATACGGTCCTTTAGGGAGGCGCGAAGCAGAGCATCGAGGCTGAACTCAGCGCTCATCGTGGTGCGCTGCTTCGGCGTCATGACGCGTTTTCGGACCGCTTGCTCGATGGAGACCAGCATCGGGCGAACGCTGAACTTGTAGAAGCCGTCCACGATCTGCTCGATGCCCGAGCCCCAAGTCGTGACGTTCGAGTGATGCACCAGAACCGGCGGGACATCGAACCAGCGGCAGATCTCCTCGACCTCGAACTTGCGCGTCTCGAGCAGCTGCTGATCTTCCGGTGAGAGCGAGAGCTGCTGGTACTTCATGTTCGCCTCGAGGACGAACAGGCGCGCGGTGTTGCCGGCCTGCATCTCGGCGAAGCGCTCCTGCAGCTTCTCGCGCTGCTCCTTCTTCAGGAGCTGATCGACCATCAGCACGCCGGTCGGCTTGCCCGCCGCCGCGAACAGCCGGTGCGACTGAAGCTGGGCGCTCTTGGCCTCCGAGGCCGTCGCGCGCATGTAGTCGAGCCGCGGCAGACCGACCGTCCCGTTACCCATGTCCTTCAGGTGCAGGACGTTTTCTTCCTTCAGGAAGGCGAGGTCGTTGTTCAAGCGGTAGGCGTACACCACGGAGCCGTCATCGAGCACCGACAGCTCGACCTGATCCGCAGCCATCGGCCAGAGCGCGATCGCCTCGCCCGTGCGCGGGTCGCGGTCGATGCGCGCGTAGGCGTTGCCGCGCAGGTCGTGGTTCATGATCATGCAGACCCAAAACTCGTACGGGGTCATGCGCTGGTTCGGCGACTCGTGCAACAGCGTCCAGAGCCGCGACTGCCGCGCGAGCGAGCGCTTCCCGCCGACGGACTCGTAGGCGAAGAAGGGCAGGCTCGCGATCGTCTTGGCCCGGCGGTCGATGCACGCCCAGACCGTCGAGATCTGCAGCGCGACATCCGGCCCGACCATCGCAGCGTCAGCCACGAGCGCCGAGCTCGGGGCCGCGTCCTGCTTACCCGTGCGGTCCGACAGTGCGTTGCCGGTCGAAACCCAGCGGTAGAAGTGCGATAGAAAGTTCATGCGTTCACCCAATCGCCGGCGAGTCGAGGTATTCGTCCAAGTTCTGGCCCTCCGGGGCGAGCGACGCGCGAGCCATCGCCATCAGCAAGCAGACCATTCCGTCGATCTTCTCGGCGCTGCGGCGCTTGTCAGGCGCGAGGTTCATGTTCGCGTCGCGCCTCGGGACGAGGTTCGCCGCGTTCCAAGTCAGGACCGGATCGCCGCCGTGCTGCAGCTTCCCGGCGATGTAGGCGCGTTCGAGCGCCTGAAAGCCGGGGTGATACGAGCGCGGCCCCTGGATGAACTGCACCATCGGCAGGCCAGCGGCCAGCAGGCGCGTCGTGAGGTCCGTCGCGTTCCACGGATCGAAGGCCACCTCGGTCGGGTTGAACCGCGCGCAGTCGGCGAGGATGTCTCGCTCGACCACGGAGTAGTCGGTCACGTTGCCCTCGGTCTGCGTGATCAGCCCCTGCGTGACCCACGACCCATAGGGCACCGAGCCACGCTCGGTCCGCTGCTCGACCGCAGACTGCGGCACCCAGAAGCGGCCCCAGGTGTAGAACACCCCGTCCCGCTCCCAGACGATCCGCCACGCCGACATGTCGCGCGTCGAAGCAAGATCGAGCGCCGCCCAGCAGCGAGCGCCCTCGAGCTCGTCGAGGTTCACAGCACCACCGCACCGCTTCCACTTGCGCAGATCCACCCACGCCTCAGCCGCCGCAGCCGGTCGGTTCAGGCGCTTGATGCGGAACTCGGCGAGCGTGCCCGGCTGCGACTTCGCCTCCGTCGCGTACTCGCGCATTTTTTTCAGCGACACCGACACGCCGAGGAGCGGGTTTGCCTTGATCCACTTGGACTCGTCGAAGTCGTCGTCCGTGTCGTCGAGCGCGTAGTAGACCGCGAGGTAGTGATCGGCTTCGACCACCCCCTCGAGAATCTGCCAGGCGAACCGGCGCTGCTCCGACCACGGCCCCGGGTTCTCGTACCCCTCGGTCGTCGTGTAGAGGAACAGCGGCGACTTGCGCGCACCAGAAGCCGAGCGCAACACGTCGAACAGATCCCTGGTCTTGTGCGCGTGCAGCTCGTCGAAGCAGAGCGCCGACGGGTTGAGGCCGTCCTGCGTTGAGGCCTTCGAGTTGATCGCGCGGAATGTCCCGCCGACCTCGTACCGCGCAATTGCGCGCGCGAAGGGCTCAAGCGTGAAAGCCTCGCGAAGGTCCGAGACCTTCTCGACCATCCGCTTCGCTACACCCCAGACGATCCGCGCCTGGTCGCCAGTCGTCGCCGCCGAAATCACCTGCGGCCCGACCTCGGGCTCCGTGCAGAACACATAGAGCAGGATGGCCGCGGCGAGTGCCGACTTCGCATTCTTTCGAGCGACCGCATACAGGGCGGTCGTGAACCTGCGCGAGCCGTCATCGTTCCGGAACCCGAATAGCTGGCAGACGAAGAACACCTGCGACGGTTCGAGCGTGATCGTCGGCGTCTCCCAGACGCCCTCGACGTGCGGCAGCTGCTCGATGAACTGGCATGCGGCGTTCGCCTGGTCAGGCGACCAGAAGAACCGAGGCCGCTTGCCCTGCGCGTGCTTGAGGTCGGCGAGGAAGCGCTTCGCGGCGAGCCGCACCCACTTCCCGACCATCTTCCCCTTCGCGTCCGCCGCCGCTTCCTCAGCGTAGGCGATCGCAATCGCTACATGGTCAGCGCGGGCCGGGACCTTCGGCCCTGAACTTCGTGAACGTGTTACTCGACTCCTTGTCACCAAGCGGTTTCACCTTCGAGCGCCAGGCAGGGCTGAGCCCGAAGGCCTGCGCGAGTGTGTTGAACTGGGCCAGCAGGTGCCCGGTCGGCGTCTCGCCGGCCGTCCAAAGCTGGACAATCTTTCCGTGAAGGGCGCAGAGATGGCCGAGCGGGCCGAGGTCGGCCTCAGCGAGCAGCTTGTTCGCCACCAGCATCGGCGCGAGCCGGTCCCACTCCTTCACCGCGTGCGCGTTCGGCAGCCAGTCCGGCGCCGGCGGCGTATTCGCTACGAGCGGCAGGTTTACGAGCTCCGGAACCTCGCGATCGGTCCGGGCGGTGCCCGAGATCAGCTTGAGGTTCGATGGTCGTCGCGGCCCTGGCATAAAAACTGGTTTCCCTGATCTGACTGTGTGAAAGAACGAC